CGCCGTTGTGTTTAAGAACGGGAGCGGTGGTGCAACATTGTTGTCAATGGTGTTTCATACATCAGACGACAATCAAATCACCATTCCTGATCACGGCATGATCTTCGATGATGAGTGTCATGTAACGCTCACTAACGTAGACTCTATCACAGGATTCTTTGGCTAATGGCTGGCAATGAAGTCATTGCGAAACACTTACACGCTTCCGGTGTCCTTGCGGACTGCCGGGGGCGTTTAAAAGGTTTTATTGTAAATCACGATACGGGAACATCTGGGCACATCATTTTGTATGACAATGACTCTGCCGCATCTGGTGATGTTATTTTAGAAGTGGACGAGAAAGCTGCTGGAGCTTTTGGTATGGAGATACCGGGAGATGGCATTATATTCGCCAACGGTCTCTATGTCGATTTACCAAATAATACTTCAATAACTGTATTTATTCAGTTGGGAGGTAGGTAATGGCTCGTACTCCCAAAAAAATGCCCAAGCGCAACAAAAAGAATTTCCGCTCCACTAAATCTGGAGCGGGAATGACTAAGGCTGGTGTTGCAGCGTATCGTCGTAAAAACCCGGGAAGCAAGCTTCAAACAGCGGTGACTGAGAGCAAGCCTAGCAAATCTCGTGCAAAGCGCCGCAAGTCGTACTGCTCGCGTTCTGCTGGTCAGATGAAGATGCATAACATCAGTTGCAAGAAGACCCCTAAAAAACGTATCTGTGCAGCTCGTCGGAGATGGAAATGCTAAATATAGGAGTTACTGCAATCCTGGGTTTTGTTGCTTGGATAGCTCTGTCCGTAGTTGAGCTAAAGACAGACACGGCTGTTATAAGCGTCAAGGTTGATGAAAACCACAAGATGCTCACTACTTTGTGGGAAGACTACATAGAGAGGAAAAAAGATGGGAATCTCGCGTGGGTCGCTCGAAAGCCAAATATCAAAGCCGCCCCAGAAGAAAAAGTTCAAGAAGGTTCGTAAGGCTAAAAAACCAAAGAGGCAGAAATGAGCAAGAAGGATGCATGCTATCACAAAGTTAAACGCCGCTATAAGGTCTTCCCGTCGGCGTATGCAAGCGGTGCCATCGCAAAATGCCGAAAAGTTGGCGCAGCAAACTGGGGTAACAGCAAAAAGAAAGCAACCGGCGGAACGTACAAGTACCGCACAACAAAGATTTATTGACCGCGATGATACATGTGTTTGTCTTAATGGTGTACCTGGGGACGGGTGAAGACAGACGCTTAACAAGTGCAGATATGCATTTTAGATCTGTTACAGAATGTAACTATTTTGCTGCCGAGGTTTCAAAGAGGTACGGAAACTACGGCTATAAAGACTACATAGATCCGAAGGACCGCGTCACTGCTTACTGTGTGCCAAAGTACGTCAAGGAAGGAAGCGTGGAGGTGTATTAATGGATCCAGTATCAGCGATGGCAGCGGCTTCCGCAGCTTTTGGCGCAATAAAAAAAGGTATGCAGGTAGGACGTGATATTGAGTCGATGGCTTCCGACTTGTCCCGGTGGATGGGTGCGCTCAGTGACCTGGACATGCTGGAAAAAGAATCTAAGAACCCTCCCCTGTTTAAAAAGCTGTTTGCTGGTAAATCTGTTGAACAAGAGGCAATAGAAACCTTTGCGGCTAAAGAAAAGGCTGAACAGCAAAGACGAGAGCTTCAGCTATGGATTGGCCTTACTCTTGGTAAATCTAAATGGGACTCCCTTGTGAAAATGGAAGGTCAGATCCGGAAGCAGCGTCAGGAAACATTGTATCGCCAGAGGCAACGTAGGCGCAAATTTGTTGAGATTGTGGCGTGGATTCTAGTGACCTGTGTCGGATCAGGGGTTTTACTGGGTTTTGTAATGTTCCTAAAAAGTGCGGCTAACGCAGCATCCATACCGGAGTATGTAGACTGCCGACTCAAAGGTTGTGAGCTTATAGACGGGCAGCGTGTATGCATATATCATGGGCCTAACAACACTGTTGACAGCGTATGGTTAGGCTTGAACGAGTTTTTCCCACGGGAAATAAAGTGCAAGTACGATCCTAAGAATGAGAAGCCTGCCACTATGCGGGAGACATTCGATGCGATTAAAAAGTCAAGGAAGTAAGCAATGGCGGTGCGCAAGACAAAAAAGGGTGCGTCTCTTAAAAGGTGGTTTAAGGAAGAGTGGAAGGATGTCCGCACGGGTAAGCCGTGTGGGCGTCGCAAGGGTGAAAAACGGGGTACTCCATATTGTCGCCCCTCTAAGAGAGTTTCCAGTAAAACTCCTAAAACATCTAGCGAAATGACAGCATCTGAAAAACGTAGTAGAATATCCCAGAAAAAGCGTCTTGGTCAGCCAGCAGGCAAGCCGCGTCGCGTAAAATCACTGAAGAGAAGGAAAAAATAATGTCACATTGTTCTCCTCGTAAAGCTATGGGCGGGGCCATGAATATGCCTACCCGTAACAGTAAAGCACCGAGCCGTACCCGCTTTAAGATGGGTGGTGGTAACTTTCCTGACGCAGATGGAAGCGGCGATGTTACTAAGAAAGACGTTCTGATAAAGAGAGGCGTTTTAGACAAAGCTGGTAACGTGATCAAAAAAGGTTACGGCGGCATGCACAAGAAGAAGAAGTAAGACATGGCAACTTCAGGTTCACGAGATTTTGATCTCGACGTAGCAGAGATAATTGAAGAAGCATACGAGCGGTGCGGGCTTGAAGTTCGCACTGGCTATGATGCTCGCACGGCGCGTAGGTCCATGAACCTAATGTTTGCGGATTGGGCAAACCGTGGGCTAAACCTGTGGACAGTCAAGCAAGCTACGCAAGCTCTGACTCAAGGCACGGCAACGTATACATTTACATCGGACTATACAGATCTTTTGGAAGTAGTAGTGCGCCGTAGTGGTACAGACTTTGAGATAAGCCGAATGTCACGCAGTGAGTATTTGACGATACCAAACAAGACAACACAGGGACGCCCAAGTCAGTATTACTATAATCGCCAGGTAGAGCCTCAGATAACACTGTGGCCCACCCCTGAAAACTCCACAGACACATTGGTATATTACTATGTTCAACGGATTGAAGATGTCGATGCTTTGGTTAACACAACAGATGCACCATTTAGGTTTTTGCCCTGCATGGTCGCAGGCCTTGCGTACTATACTGCTCTTAAAAAAGCACCGGAACGGGTGCAGCTTCTAAAGAACCTGTACGAAGAAGAGTTTCAACGTGCCGCAGACGAGGACGAAGACCGAGTTGCCCTGAAACTACAGCCAAGCATACAGTATCTGAGGGTTAATTAATGGCGAGGTATGCTTCGGGTAAAGATGCTTGGGGCTACTCCGATAGGTCGGGGTTTCGCTACCGGCTTGTTGAAATGCAGACGGAGTGGAATGGTCTGAAGGTGGGGCCAGATGAGTATGAGCCGAAGCACCCACAGCTTGAGCCACCACAGGTAGGACCAGATCCGCAAGCATTGTTTGATCCACGCCCAGATCAAAGGACCGAGGTTGCAGTTGCAAGGCTTCTTGGGCCTAGCCCGTTTATATCAGGTGCCCAAGGTTCTACCACCATTACCGTGGTTGAACCCTCTCATGGACGTAGCACCTCAGATACTGTAAGATTCCGCAAAGCTGAAGCTTTTGACGGTTTTACGGAAGCCGTATTGGAGAATGCAAGTGGTTACTCGATTACTGTTGTGGATTCAAACCTTTATACCTTCACGGCCTCGTCAGGAACCGCGACAGCCGGTAATACACGAGGCGGTGGTGAAAATGCGACTGTCGGACCAGTCACATTGGAGGTTTAAGTGAGCTACACCTATGCACAGCTAAAGACAGCGATACAGGATTATACGGAGAACACAGAGTCTACGTTTGTAACCAACTTGCCCACGTTCATTAAGAACACAGAGCAGCGCATATTCAAACTTGTTGACCTAGAACTTTTCCGTAAAAATGCCACGTCAGCCTTGTCGCAGAATGACCCGTATCTTTCTGTGCCTAGTGACTACCTAGCATCTTTTTCCATGTCGATCACCAACAGTAGCTCCAAAGAGTTTTTGTTGCAGAAGGATGTAAACTTTATCCAGGAGTACAACCCCAACGCATCCACAACAGGGGTTCCTAAATATTACGCTTTCTTCGATATTGACAACTTCATTGTGTCGCCAACACCGAATGCAAACTTTGCTGTTGAGCTTCACTACTATTATAGACCTACGTCATTAACAGCCGGGGCTGATTCTGGTACAACATGGCTCAGTGAGAACGCTCCGAATGCCATGCTTTACGGTTCTTTGGTCGAAGCGTATACTTACATGAAAGGTGAGCAGGATATGCTCACCATGTATGAGAAGCAGTTTACGGAAGCAATGACCAGGATTAAGGATCTGGCAGAAGCCAGAGAAAACAGCGATGCATATCGCAGGGGTTTGCCGGAACGGCCCCGTACTTGAGGAGTAAAAAATGGCAACGTCAAATGCAGCAACCAATTATACAGAACACGCGATCTTGCAGTTTCTGTTTAAGAATAACGCGGAGAGTTTTGCGACTCCCGGTAACAGTATCTATATCGGTCTAGCTACCGCAGTTAGTAGTATTGAAACAGGCTCCGTTACTGAAGCAGATTTTACCAACTACGCGAGGCAGCAGGTAGCGGCTTCTGGTTGGACGGTTCCTGCTGTTAGCACAGACGCACAGACAGCTACAAATGCAGCGAATATTGAGTTCCCAGCATCTGGTGGCGGCGGAGATGATGTTATTACACATGCCTTTGTTGCAGACGCGGCAAGCAGTGGAAACATCCTGTTTGTTGGCGCACTGGATGTTAACAAGACAATTCAAAGCGGCGATATCTTCCGTATTAACGCGGGTAACTTCACTGTTGAGTTGAAGTAAAATGGCGCTTGTTCTTGCGGATAGGGTCAAAGAAACGACCACCACGACAGGCACTGGCACATATACATTGGCTGGTGCGGTCACTGGTTTTGAGACTTTTGGTTCTGTAGGTAATAACAACACGACATTTTACGCCTGCACAGACGGCACTGACTTTGAGGTCGGGGTTGGAACGTATACGTCATCCGGCACTACATTGGCGCGTACAACCATCTTGCAGTCCAGTAACAGTGACAACGCTGTGAGTTGGAGTTCTGGAACCAAGACAATTTTCTGCACGTTGCCAGCAGAAAAGGCTATCCATACCGAGAACCTTCAAACACAGGGGCTGACGTTTTTTGATCCCGCAGGACAGGGCATCGCTATGGCGATTGCGTTAGGATGATATTATGGCGAATGCTTTTAAACTTGTAACAGACACGGGAGTTGGTACCAGCGCGGCTACTATTTACACATGCCCAAGTTCCACAGAGACAACGATTATTGGCCTCAGTATAGCTAATATTGTGACATCTCAAATAGAGATTGATGTTCAGCTAGAGAACAATGACGGCGATAACGTATACATTATCAAGGATGCTCCGGTCCCCGTTGGATCATCGTTGGTTGTTGTAGGAGGCGACCAGAAGGTTGTGATGAACGCATCAGATGTTTTGAAGGTTACGTCAAGTGCTTCAACTTCTGCTGATGTTACACTTTCTATATTGGAGATTACCTGATGGGTTATATCGGCTCTGGTGTACAACGATTTAATACTGCTGATGGTCTGACTGTCACTGGTGATGCCACTATTGACACCACTACGCTTGTCGTTGATTCAACCAATAACAATGTCGGCATCGGCACTGCGTCACCAGAAGATTTTGGTGGCGGGTACACAACTTTAGAAGTTGCAGGTTCTAGTACAGCCAACGGTGGTATATTTAAAACAGCGACAAGCGATAGTGCTGGCACGGGTACTGCTGGCACAGAAATGCTGATGTACTCAAATAACGGTGGTGGGGTAATAACTGTAACATCAAGTGACCCTTTGTTGTTTCAGACTGCGGGTGCTGAACGTATGCGCCTGACATCGGCGGGATTGCTAGGGCTGGGAACTTCATCGCCTGACGCTCTTTTGCAAATCGAAAAATCAGACAGCGGCACAACGATAGACAAAGAGCCGTCATCACAAAGTGGTCCTAACATTGCAATCCACAATAGCAATCAAACTGCGAACAACCTCTCAAGCGTTCAGTTTACTAACCGTGGAACTAACGGTGTAGCAGAGACCGCCACGGCTGGTATCCACGTTAAACACGAGGCGCAGGGCGGTACATACAGTTACGGCTCTATGAACTTTAATGTGACTAATAGTGCGGGTAGCTATGCAACTAGGATGCACATTTCATCAGACGGCAAAGTCGGCATTTCAAATTCCGCTCCAGACTTCAACTTATCCGTAGGCAATTCGTCTAGTGTAAACCCATCTATTCAAATTATGTCGGCAACCAACAGTAACGCACAACTGTTGTTTGGTGATGGCGCTGGTGCGGCTGGTTACAGAGGCACGATTGTTTACGGCAATGCTACAGACTCAATGTCATTTTCGACTGCTGGTTCTGAACGTATGCGCCTCGACAGCAACGGAAATGTCGGAATCGGCGTAAGCAGCATGACGAATAAGTTGGTTCTGCCAAATGCCGCCTACTTTGCTATGCAAGATACCAGCGGCGCAGAAAGTCTTGCAATCAGAGCAAATAGTTCTAATGCAATGGAACTGCTGACTGGCGGCGGCGTAAAAGCGACCATCACATCGGGCGGTAATGTCGGAATTGGCACTGCGTCACCAACATCAGCAAGTGGTGGCAAAGTATTAGCTGTTGAAACTACTGCTGACGAACACACTAATCTAGTTTTCAATACTGCCAACACAGGTAGAAATGGCATTATTGAAGGCCGCCGCACTGGACGTTCTGGCTCAGAGAGATTTGCACAAATCAACATTCAGAACAACAGTGACAGTGGAGAGATACGTTTTTATACAGCGTCTTTTGGGAATGATGTAAGTGAGCGGGCTAGGTTAAGCTCGGCGGGGGTCTTACTTATTGGAAAAACCGCTGACAGCATTTCAAACAACGGCATATCACTCGCAGGTTCAGCAACAGGCGGTGGGAATTTAAGTGTAACTAATGACGGTAATTCAGCATTAAGTTTAAATCGTAAAACAAGTGAAGGGTCATGCGCTCAATTCTTTTTCAATGGTACTGTTAAAGGTAGTATTCAAGTTGCCAGTGCTGGTACGACATTTGCCACCACCTCAGACATTCGCCTCAAGCAAGACATCGAACCACTGCAAGCCACAGACAAGCTGATGCAGATGAACCCTGTCAGCTATAACTGGAAGTCAGACCCTGACGGCCCACGGTCTATGGGCTTCATTGCACAAGAAATTCGAGAGGTTATACCAGAGGCCGTGTCCACTGGCGATGATGACATGATGAGTATGGATTACGGGCGCATCACACCAATTCTGGTGTCAGCGTTGCAGGATGCTCACCGCAAGATTGATGAACTAGCAGCAGAGATTGCTGAATTAAAAGCCAGCTAACAGGAGTAGAAAATGGCAAACACATACACGTGGTCATACCCACAACTTGACCGTGTAGCAACTGAAGGGGACAACTCTGACGTTGTAAAAACAATTCACTGGCGTGTAATAGCGACCTCCGACAGCGAAACAGACGCTGACGGCAACGCCATTTCCGCGACTAAATACGGCACTACTGGCGTAGAGATGGAAGACGGTGCAGAGTTTGTGGCATATAATGATCTAACCAAGGACTGGTGCAAAGCCAAAGTTTTGGCTGACATGGGGCAGACGGAAGATGAAGTCAAAGCAACATTAGATGCCGACATTACAGAAAAAGCCAGTCCCTCTATTTTAACAGGAACTCCATCAGGGTGGTAAGATGAGCGATAACGTAGTTACGATCAACGGCAAGGAATACAAGACAGAGGATCTTAATGAGGAGCAGAACTACCTCATTATGCAAATCCGGTCTTGCCAAAACAAAGCGGCGAACATTCGATTTGATTTGGATCAGGTCCAGGCTGCACAGAATGTTTTTACTGACAAGCTGATTGAATCAGTTCAGAGCAAGGACGAAGAAGAGGTAGCCTAGTATGGCGTACTTGGGTAGATCACCATCACAGGGTGTTAGAAATCGTTACTACTTCACTGCATCAGGCGGTGAGACATCCGTTAGTGGTGCGCTGACAGGTGGCACCCTGACATTCACTGACGGCAACTATGTTGACGTAAACCTGAATGGTGTGACCCTAGTAGCTGGTACGGACTACAACACAAGCACAGCGAACACTATCGCAGGTCTGTCAGCTCTGACTGCAAATGATGTTGTCGAGATCGTGGTCTACGATGTCTTTAGTGTGTTCAGCGGTAACGTGAACAGCGACTTCAGTGTAGGCGGTAATCTGACTGTCACTGGCACTATAGACATTGACGGCGCAGCCACGACAGATGGTATCACCAATGCTGGTAACTTTTCTACAGACGGTGGCACCATCAAGCTAGATGGCAACTACCCAACAGGCACAAACAATGTGGCGTTAGGCGACACGGCACTTGATGACGGTTCACTTTCTGGTTCTCATAACACTGCTGTAGGACACGCCGCCTTAACCGCAAATACGTCAGGGGCATCTAATACAGGCATTGGTCGAGAAGCATTAGCTATAACTACGACAGGTAGCAACAACACGGCAGTCGGTAAGTTAGCCCTTTACGCGAATACTACAGCATCAAACAACACGGCAGTAGGTACAGACGCTCTTGTATCAAACACTACTGGTGCGTCTAATACGGCAGTGGGTGCTGAATGTTTAGACACAAACACCACGGGTGAGCAACATGCCGCTTTAGGTAAAAATGCTTTGAAAGCAAACACCACGGGGAGCAACAGTGTTGCTGTAGGTGCAGGAGCGTTACGGAACAATACAACCGCAAGTAACAACACCGCTGTTGGTACATCTGCCTTGAACGCAAATACCACTGCCACCAACGGAACAGCCGTAGGAGCAAACGCATTAGATGCGAACACCACTGGGCCAAACAATACAGCGGTTGGTCGCAATGCTTTAGGCTCTAATACAACGGGCGGATACAGCGATGCCTTTGGTGTTTCCGCTCTATCCGTTGCCACAACGGGTTCCAACAATGCGGCTTTCGGTCACAATTCATTAGATTCACTTACTACGGGTACATACAACACTGGTCTTGGCTTTGGTGCTGGTGCGGCTATGACCACAGGAAACTACAACATCTTTGTTGGTGGTAATGCGGGTGCTAGTGGCACAGCCAATACAGCTAGTAACAATATCGCTATCGGCCAAAATGCGATGTACAACACGACTAGCGGAGGTAGCAACGTAGGGGTTGGTTATTATGCTCTGACCGCAAACACCACTGGGGGAAGCAACACCGCCGTTGGTTTTGAGGCACTTTCAGCATACAACGTCACAGATAGCGGCGATGATTACAACGTGGCTATGGGCTACAGGGCTGGTAAGGGCATCTC